AAACTACTTTAGGTACATTTGACCCTCGTTCAAAGATGATTTATATGAGGGGATTTACTTCATGGTCGACACTTTGTCATGAGGTAGGACATGGGTTATCTGACCGCTTAAATTGGGGTAAGGAGGCAGAAATTCAAAAAGAACTTTATGATGGTGCTATAAGTATATGGAAAAACAACGAATATGGTGATTCTAAAGCTCCTGCCAACTATGATATTTATGTTGAAGAAGGTCGAGCGGCTTTTATGAACGAATATTTTATAAATCCTGCCCAAGCTAAAAAACACTTCCCTCTTGCTTATGCTGAGTTTGAAAAGAAGCTATTATCATCTGATAGAATGACAGAAGCGACTGTGAGTCTTTTAGGACAACAGGTGCGTAAATGGGGTAATAGCTCCCCTATGGCTAAAGCAATAGGTAGTGTGCATTGGGGTGCTTCTGTTCTTCCTATTGCCCAGCGTGTAGAACAAGCATGGGGGGCATTTAAGAAAGGTGTTCTTGATGAGCTTTACCCTTTAAGAGACACAGTTACTAATCATATTGAACGTTTCGATATTAAATTGAGAAATGAAGATAATCCTGCTGTTATTGCACAACGTATCAAGGAGCAACTTAATGCCACTATTGAAAATCTTATGGGTGATAGTGGTATTGAAACGGATGTTATTATACAGGCGGTATCTGACGCTTTTGGTGTCCCCTTATATAAGGTGACTATGCGTGATGTATTAGACCCTATTTTTAGCCTAGATAGAAGCAAACTTTCAAAACAAATGCTTACTAATTTTGGTGTCTCAGACGGAAAAGGATGGTACGAAGTTTTTAATATTTATCTAGCGGCTAAACACTCTTTAGATATTGTTAAGCATAAGGGTAAAGATTATCAGACGTTTAGACCTATTGAAGAACTACAGAAGATAGTGGCAGATGGAGATGCCATTCCCGAATTTGCCGAAGCAAGCCAGCGTTGGAATAAATGGAATGAAAACATTTTGCGCCTTGCAGTAGCAGGACAAATCATAAAAAAATCTGATATGGATAACTTCTTGAAACTATATCCTAATTATGTGCCTATGCAACGCTCATTTGTTATTGAGGGTAATCATGGTATGACTGCTACTAATGGTGGTGACTCTACCTTTGTCAATCTGCAAAATAGTATTCATGCCTTAACAGAAAATGGCTCAACACGTCCTATAAAAGACCCCTTAACACAAGCTGTTTTGAATATGCAAGCGATTATTAATAAAGTGGAGCGTAATCGTGTAGGGCTTGCCCTTGCCAGTCTTGCTAAAGGTGAGAATGGTGCATACCTTATGAGTAAAGCCGAAAGCGGACACGTTAGCAAAAATAAGCAGATTGTCTATGTTTGGGAAAATGGGGAAAAAGTGGCTTATGAATGTAATGCTACAGGGCTTTATGAGGCTATTGCAGTGGCAGATAAGAGCACACAAAAAGTAATGCTAAATATAATACAGTTGGCGGCACGACACGCCGCTTCTGTAGTTAGGTATACTGCTACAAATTTCCCTACTTTCGGTATAGCTAACGTAATAAAAGATAGCACTATGGCATTATTAATTAATCCTGTTGCTCGTAAAACATGGATACCTCTAGTTGACCAACTTTTTTTATTAGCGGATGGTTGGAAAGGTATGCACGATAAAAAACTTCTAGCAGAATATAAAGCGCAAGGTGTGCAATACACTTCTCGTAAGACATCTTCTTCCGAAATAACATGGAGGCTTAAAGACCAAATACAGCCTAAAGATAATATACTAACTAAAATATTAGAGCTGAAATATGTGAAAATGTTTACAGAGTTTTCTGATAAGAGTGAGATTATAACACGTATGAGTTTATACAAAAGGGCAAGAGAAAAAGGAATGTCTCCTTTTGATGCCGCCTGTCTTGCTTCTGATGGCACAACTAACTTTATGCGTGCTGGTACATCCTCAAAAGCTATTAATCGCTACGTTCCATTTTTCAATGCTAGTATTCAGGGCAACTCTGCATGGATAACTGCTATGAGAAAAGACCCTGTAGGGTTCACAACCGCAGTCGGTATATATTTAGTAGCTCCGTCTATTGGTTTGTGGTGGCTCAATCAAGATAAAGATTGGTATAGAGATATGTCTTTAGAAATGAAAAACAAAAATTGGTATTTCCCTATTACAGATGACGTGATTATTGCTATTCCTAAACCCGAATTTTTAGGGAGTATGTGTTCTTTACTTGAAAGGGTATTAGACGCTACTATGTCGGGTGATGTAGGGCAAGGAGCTATTAGTAAGACTGCTGAGAGTGCTGTTACTTCCCACCTCATACCTAGCCATTCCCTTTCTTTTATTTTACCTTTAATGGAATGGATAACAAACTATAATTTTTACAGGGGTAGACCTATCGTAAACCAACACTATGCTAATCTACCCGATGAAGAACAATATAGTCTTTATACTACTGAACTTGCTAAAGGTATAGGTAAAACTTTTGGTGTCTCCCCTATGAAAGTAGATAACACCATTTATGATTTAACTACTACAATGGGTAGAACCGCACTTGAAGTAGTAGACATCTTCATGAAAGACAATCAAACACCTAATAAAAAATGGACAGAATATACTCGTTTCACATTCACTAGAGGTACATCCGGTACACGAAGTGCTGACGTATTTTATGATGGGATTACCTCCTTAACTAAGCAGGCTAAAAGTGCTAAGGCAAGGAAAGATAGTAAATATCATAATGAAATGGTTGCAAAGTTAAAGGGAATGAATACAGCAAAAAGAAATGCTAGCAAAATTACTGCTAATATCAAGAAATTGGAAGAAAGCCCTCTTGATGGTGCAACTAAACGAAAACAGCGAGATATTTTAGTTGAACAACGTAACAATATTTACAGAAATGCTAACAAAAAATACCTAAACTATAAATATATACAATCACCCGAATAATATGCTATAATTTATGTGGGAGGGTTGCTTTATGATGAAAAGAGAACTGATACCAAGAATACCTATAATTTCTGTTATAATCACTATTGCTCCCATTATATCTGTTATTCATGAATGTTTATACCCAAATTCTCCTAATTCATCACTATGTAGATTCATTATTAAAGCTTATGCTTACTTTTTTGGTTGTGGTATGTTCGCTCTAATGCTCTTAACACCCATAGCAATATTGGTCGGTGATATATGGCAAAATGAACCTAATAAGTGGAAAGCATTACTAAGTTCAATCATTTGTATCATTATTTATTTTGTTTTGATTGCTCTCGGTGCTGGTAATGGAGTGGATATTCCATATGCTCGTTACTTTGCTAGATAATTTTTGTGTCTTCTCTTTTTGGGGTGATTCCAATGTACAATTAACTGTTATCCCTACTTCTCAATTCCATTAAAGGAGGTTTACGCATGGAATTTGACGAAGCAATTTTGCAAGAGATACAGCAACAATTCAAAAGCAACTACACCAAGCTTTTAGAAGATGTTAATAGGATTTACACACAAGGCACTATGCGTGACAGCTTTACAGGCTTATACAACAAACAAGCCTTTGAACACGACAGTACCTCTAATCATACAGGGTTTGTTGGCATACTCTTTGCTGATATTAACGGACTAAAGTATACCAATGACCACAAAGGACACACCGCAGGTGATAAGCTCATAAAAGACTTTGCGAACCTGCTTAAATCCACTTTCAACCCTGCGTCTTATAAATGTTATCACTTGTCGGGTGATGAATTTATAGTCGCAGGTTTTGACATTGTTATACCTACTTTCCTCTCACTTGTTGTGTCTTTCCACAAATCCTTGTGGGATAAAGACACACACCCAGTTGCCTCTCTAGGTTATTCTGCTGGCGAGTATAGCGACTTGCAACAGATTGTAGAATACGCAGAAAAGGCAATGTATGAGGATAAGCAAATGTTTTATATTAAATACCCCAACATGAAAAGATAATACTTTATATAGTCCACTAGTGTAAAAGCTAGTGGGCTTTTTAATTTTCAGAAAGGAGCTGATTATAATAGCTACAAAGTTATTGTCTTCTGTTACCTATATTGCAACAGGAACACAGACAACCTTTACCATTCCTTTTGATTATCTACGTAAAACATTTATTCATGTAGTTGTAGATGATGAAGAAATTACAGATGGTGTTAGTGTCGAAGATAGGACTATAGTGTTTACCACTGCCCCTACCAAAGACGCTACTGTCACTATTTACCGCTCTACCCCTACTGAACGCCTTGTAGCGTGGGGTGACGCAACCATTCTAAAGGCAAGGGATATGACAATATCCGAGGTACAGCAACTACATATTATTGAAGAAAGTCAAGATTGGTCGAAAAGCAACTCTATTACTTTGAATGATGGAGAAACTGCATGGCAAGGCAGGGGCTATCCCCTTTCAAATGTTGCTGACCCTACAGACACACAAGACGTTGTTACTAAAAACTATCTTGAAAATGTTAAAGATTCCTTTACTATTACTATGAATGGTATCAAGACAGCTACACAACAATATGTTGATGAAGCTAAGGCTAATGTCACTAACTATGCTAGTAATGCGGCGACAAGTGCTACTAATGCCGGCAATAGTGCGGCTAATGCAGAAACTAGTGCAACCAACGCTAAGACATATGCAACTAATGCGGCAAGTAGTGCCACAGCCGCCGCCACTAGTGCCATTAATGCTAGTAGCTCTGCAACTGCCGCACAGTCTGCTAGTAGTACCTCTAGTAACTTTGCTACAAGTGCAAGAAGCAGTGCGAATGAAGCGTTGACCTATCGTAATAATGCTAGTACATATGCGGATAATGCTAAGACGTATATGGAGACAGCAAAAGACTACAGTGAGAACGTCAATGTATTTGTGCCTAGTGTGTCTAGTGATGGTGTTATCAGTTGGACAAACAAGGCAGGGCTTACCAACCCCTCCCCTGTTAGCGTTAAGGGTGCTACAGGTGAAGCAGGTAAAGCCGCTACTATTGCTATAGGTACCGTTACTACAGGCGAAGCAGGTACAAGTGTTAGTGTTACTAATAGTGGTACTACATCTGCCGCTGTATTTAACTTTGTCATTCCTAAAGGTAAAGATGTTACTGTTGATTCTGCTCTATCCTCTACTTCTACTAATCCTGTACAGAATAAAGTCATTAATACCGCCCTTAATAAAAAGGCAAACACTAGTAGTTTAGCGGCTGTTGCTACTAGTGGTAGTTACAATGACCTTACTAACACTCCTAGCCTTGCTACAGTAGCTACTAGTGGCTCTTACAATGACCTTACTAACACTCCTAGCCTTGCAACAGTGGCTACTAGTGGCTCTTACAATGACCTTACAGATACACCGACAATTTCCTCTGCCTCCACTTCTTTGCCTTATGCTATTTGTAGTTCAGCTAAGTCAACAGCGGCAAAGGTAGCAACAGTAATAACAGGCTCTTTCTCTAAAGAAGATGGTGCTTTAGTTACTGTTAAGTTTACATACAGTGGTACGGTATCATATCCTTATACTACTCCTACATTAAATGTAAATTCAACAGGGGCATATTCTATGCTAAGCGATAAGTTTACTTCATATACTATACCCCCTATTGCCCTATTTCTTTATTTAGCCTCTAGGTGGTATGCAATAGAAGCAGGTAATATATCGTCTTCCTATGATGACTATGGTGGAGATGGAGGTTAATACATGAATACATCTAATGGTATAAAAAAAATATTTCTTATTTTAGGTGATGGGTGTAATATGTCCTGTGCCTATTGCAAAGCTCATCTGAACAGTACGAAATCACAAATGGGCGTTACTTATCCGAGTGGTGCTGTTATGGCATATCTGAAAAATACCATAGCAAATGAACCTACTTTAATAAATTTTTATGGTGGAGAACCTCTATTATATTTTGACGTTATTAAATACATTATTGACAGCATTAATGCAAAGCAAGATGATGTGATATGGAGTACGATGACTAATGGTAAGAGTATCACCCCTGCAATGGTTGAGTATTTTAATAAACATAAAGTAACTGTTAATTTATCATGGGATGGTGAACAGACAAAAACACTTAGAGGTTATGATGTTTTTGCAGATAATGCTATAAAAGACTATCTGTTAGATATAGATGATTTATGGATAAACAGTACCTTGACCTCTTTAACCTCTCCTTTAGAAATTGCTAATAGTCATATCCCCCATCTTGCTGAATATCAAAAAAGGCATGGGCATAGTTATGGTATTCATATAGGTCTCGCTACTCCCACAAGCGCAAATGACCCTTTATATCAATATGATTATCAGAAGATATACAAGGAAATGCAATATATTATAGCTAAAGGTATTTTTGAAAGCTTAGCAAAAGAACCTAAAGACTTTTCGCCCATAGACTGTATTGCACGCACTTTGTCCTTTACATTCCAAAAGAAAGCTAGAGGTACACGTGATATTTGCTTAGACATGGATATTAAAGGTAATTTTTTTCTCTGCCCCTTTAGTAGAAAAACTGTGGATACGTTAAATACCTTAGATTCCTATATTATTAAAGCCAAGGAATTAATGATTGCAAGACACTGTACTAAAAACTGCCCTGTACATATGATATGTGATGGAGGTTGCCCTCAATTAAAAGATACTCCATTAGGTATTGAAGGGTGCGAACTACGCAGAGCATATTATATGCCTATGATAGAATTAGTGACAGGTAAATTATATGAAAAGTATAAGGAGGGATATTTTGAAAATTGGTGATAAAATTTATAGAGATTTAATGACTACCAATTCTGAACTCTTTGAAAAACAACAGTTGGAAATGGCACTTGTATGTGAAAAAAATAATTGGTGTATGGAAGATGGTGTGGATGTAGAGGGTAGAGAATATTTAATTATAAATCCCTACATCCCCCCCTCCCTCGACAGTTACAAAACCCAAAAGCTTTATGAACTCAAAGCACAGCGTGACAGCGCAGAGGTAGCACCGATTGAGTACAACGGCAATACTTTTGATTATGACGACAAGGCACGTGACCGCATTAATGCCGCCATTATCGCTTTGGATTTGCAGGGCGAGGGTGCAAGCATTGACTGGACTACAGCAGACAACACAGACGTTAAAGTCACTGCAAATGACTTACGTATGGTTATTGCCGCTGTTGCTGTACGTAGTAACCTTTTACACAGTGCATACCGCACAGCTAAAGAAAAAGTAGAAGCGGCTACCACTAAAGAAGAGATTGAAGCAGTAACAATTTAATAATCACTAAAAAGACAGGGTTGTTGTCTTTCCCCTTTTAAGGGTTTAGGGTGGGCAGAAAGTGAGGTATCATGCTTGATACAAGAAAACAAACACGCAGGTGGTTAAAGCTTGCCCCTCTCTCCCACTATGCCCTTATCACAACAGAAGCAAAACTGACCCCTAAAGAAAAAGACACACTAGACAAAATCATTCTCTATGACTATTCCCAACAAAAGATAGCCCTAGAGAACCACGAGGACATATCGTGTGTAAAACGCTTGCTAAGACACACCTATGACAAGATACACCTTGCACTTTCCAGCAACTTCAAAGACCCTTTCAATCCTTAATTTCATGATACTATTATTGCAGGAGGTGACTAGTCACTATGCAATATCCAATCAATCAAAACAAACTTATGGAAATTATGGTTACAAAGGCTTTGCAAAACATCTCTCCCGAACTCTTAGCTAAAGTTGAGGAAGAAGCAAAAAGACGTGGTATGTCTGATACAGATATTATCGCCGGCAAAGAAATTATCAGTAACCTAAAGAAAGGGGTGTAAACTATGGAAAATGCAGGTGTAGGTTTAGGTGACGCTCTTATGCTTGCCAAACAAGGCAACTATGACGGCAACCAAATGTGGAACAATCCTTTTGTTTACCTTATTCTCTTAGCCGCCTTTGGTGGTGGATTTGGTAATTGGGGTAATAATGGCGGTGCTAACAGCTCTGCTTTTCAAGGTACTGTGACACGTGCAGAACTCGCAGATGGATTAGACAACCAAGACATAAAGTCTAGTCTGCGTGGTATTCAAAATGGCTTGTGTGATGGCTTTTATACTGTAGGTATGAACGAAAAAGAGACAGGCTACAAAGTAGCTAGTGTCGGTGAAAGCATTAACCGCAATATAGACGCTCTGCGCTACGAGGGGGCGGCAAATACCTGCAAGGTAACAACCGCTATCCACGAAGAGGGTGAAAAGACAAGGGCTTTGATTACTTGCAATACTATGCAAGCCCTGCGTGATACACTGGCAGATAAGGACAGAGAACTTCTGTATCTCAAACTTAAACTGCCTACTACCACAACCACTACTACCTAACAATCCGAGGGTTGGCTATTAGCTAACCCTCTTTTATTTTGTCTTAGAAAGGAGCTGTATATGGATAATGAGGTTATTAAGACAACACCCCCTATTGGTGTGTCTGCACTATCAATCTTTGGTATACCTTTATCTGATTGGGTGTATGTTGTTACTATACTCTATGTTTTAATTCAAATTTATGTCTTAATTTATAAAACTTTTATCAAAAAGGAAGTGAATAGATGAGATTATCAGAACACTTTGATTCAAGCGAATTTGCCTGTAAATGTGGGTGTGGTGGTATGCACAATGGCGCAGATGTTGACCCACGGCTTGTGCAGGTATTGGAGCGCATGAGAGTTACCCTAGGTGTGCCCCTTACCCTTTCTTGTGGCTATCGTTGCCCCTCTCATAATGCAGAAGTGGGTGGCGTTTGGAATAGTCAGCACGTGTACGGCAAGGCGGCTGATGTACAGCTCCCTGATGGTGTGTCTTTGCAACGCTTGTTTGACGTTGCTGTTGCTGCAGGTGCAGATGGTATTGGTATTTATGACTGGGGTGTACACGTAGATGTGCGTGGCTACCCTGCTAGATGGTAAGTTTATTAAAGGAGGGATTTAATGTTAATTACTAAAAGAGATGGCTCTATTGTAGAGTTTGACGAAAACAAAATTATTAATGCTATTACCAAGGCTGGTAATGTGGATATAGACACAAAACGCAGAATTGCACAGACAATCCATGCACTATACACTGATATGACTGTAGAGGAAGTGCAGGAGCAGGTGGAAAATGCTTTAATGCAAACAGGCTATGCAGATGTAGCTAAAGAGTATGTACGCTACCGCTACAAACGTAACCTTATTAGAGAGACTAAAGGTGCTTTAAGTGAAGTGCTTGATATTGTCAACCTCTCTAACCAAGAAGTCAATGAGGAAAATTCCAATAAGAACCCTGTTATTTTGTCTACCCAACGTGACTATATGGCAGGTATGGTGTCTAAAGAATTATCCGAAAAGCTCTTGTTCCCGACTGATATTATTGAAGCACACAAGGCAGGTATTATTCATGTGCATGATATGGATTATGCAATTCAGAAAATGCACAATTGTATGCTAGTAGACCTAGAGGATATGTTGCAGAATGGTACTGTTATTAATGGTACACTTATTGAAAAGCCCCATAGCTTTGCTACAGCCTGCAACATTGCCACTCAGATTATGGCGCAGATTGCATCTAATCAATATGGGGGACAGTCTATTTCCCTTACCCACCTTGCCCCTTTCGTTGATGTGTCTAGACAAAAACTGCGTGAAGAGGTACAGCAGGAATTAGAAGATATTGACGCTGATTATTCTATGGCAGATGTTAGATATATTGCAGAACAAAGGTTAGCAAGGGAAATTCAAAAGGGTGTACAGACAATGCAATATCAGATTAACACCCTTATGACCTCTAACGGACAAACACCTTTTGTCACTATCTTTATGTATCTCAACGAAGCAAAAGATGAACAGACTAAAAAAGACCTTGCCCTTATTATTGAAGAAGTAGTACGCCAACGCTTGCAGGGTACCAAGAATGAAAAGGGTGTATACATTACCCCTGCCTTTCCCAAGCTGATTTATGCGTTGGAAGAAGACAACATTAAAGAGGGTACTCCCTACTTCTACCTTACACGCCTGTGTGCTAAATGCACAGCCAAACGCCTCGTACCCGACTATGTTTCCGAAAAGATTATGCTTGAAAACAAGATTACCGCTGATGGTAAAGGACACTGTTATCCCCCTATGGGTTGTCGTAGTTTCCTAACCCCCTATCTTGACGAAAATGGTAAGGCAAAATTCTATGGACGCTTTAACCAAGGTGTTGTGTCTATCAACCTTGTTGACGTTGGTTTATCTGCTAATCATGATATGAATAAGTTTTGGCAATTACTAGATGAACGCCTTGAACTTTGCCATAAAGCACTGCGGATAAGACACAATCACTTAAAGGGGACTATCTCTAACGTCTCTCCTATCCATTGGCAATATGGAGCTATTGCACGTCTAAAGAAAGGGGAAACAATAGACAAATATCTAGAGAATGGCTATTCCACTATCTCCCTTGGTTATGCAGGGCTGTATGAGTGTGTATTAGCTATGACTGGTGTGTCTCATACACACCCCTCTGCTAAACCCTTTGCTCTGAGCATTATGCAACGTCTGAATCATGCTTGTGCAGAATGGAAAGCTAAAGAGGGTTTAGGCTATAGTGTCTATGGTACGCCCATTGAGACAACTACCTATAAGTTTGCTACCTGCTTGAAAAAGCGTTTTGGTGTTATCAAAGGTATCACTGACCATGACTATATCACCAATAGCTACCACGTTCATGTACAAGAACCGATTGACGCTTTCACCAAGCTAAAGTTTGAATCTGAATTTCAACTTCTAAGTCCCGGTGGTGCTGTTAGCTACATTGAATGTGCGGATATGACTAAGAACATTGACGCTGTTATTACTGTTATTCAGTTTATCTATAACAACATCATGTATGCAGAACTCAATACCAAAAGTGACTATTGCCAAGTCTGTGGCTACGATGGCGAAATCAAAATTGTTACAGACAAAGGACGCTTAGAATGGCAATGCCCTAACTGTGGTAATATGGATAAGACAAAAATGAATGTTTGTAGGCGAACGTGTGGCTATTTAGGTAGTCAGTTTTGGAACCAAGGGCGAACAGAAGAAATTAGAGACCGCTTTATCCACCTCGGTGGAGACTTTGATGTATAAAACCCTCTGAGACGCTCTAGGAGGCTCATACAGCGATTTTACTACTTCACGCTAGTGTTTCTACCTATTATTATTTTTAATCGCTCTATGGGCTTTCTAGAAAGCCCTCTAACACACTTAGTTTTTGAAAGGAGTAATTATATGCAGATAGACGAAAAACTTCTTGATAAGATAGCTATGGGCGAAGTAAATGCCCTTTTAGAAGGACTTGATGACCCAGATATGCGCAAAAATCCTGCGTTCCTAGAAAAAGTACGCAAGTTTTTAATGCAGAATAAATTACAGACTACACCCGAAACAGATGGTGTGTCTAAAATTAAAGAAGTGGTTGAAGAAATTCCTACCTTTGACTTCACCAGGCAGGAGCAGTAAGTATGCATTGGACAGATGAACAAATAGCAAAAGCCAAAGAGGACTTTAGAATATTCCTCTTTATGGTGTGGCGTATGATTGGCTTACCTAATCCTACCCCTATTCAATATTCAATGGCTGACTACCTGCAACATCCCCCTAGTGACCGCATTATCCTAGAAGGTTTCCGTGGTGTTGCCAAAAGCTTCATCACCTGCGCTTACAGCGTATGGCGGCTATGGAAAGACCCTCAGCTTAAAGTGATGGTTGTGTCTGCGTCAAAAGACAGGGCAGACGCTAACGCAGTATTCATCAAGCGTATTATCCTTACCCTGCCTTTCCTTGCCCACCTCATCCCTGACCCCAGCAAAGGTAACAGAGACACAATGAACCTATTTGATGTTGCCCCTGCCATTGCTGATATTTCCCCCTCTGTAAAGTCTGTAGGTATTACAGGACAGATTACAGGTAGTCGTGCTGACCTCTTAATCTCTGATGACGTAGAAGTACCCAGTAATTCCGCTACGCAAATACAGCGTGATAAGCTCAATGAAGCTGTAAAGGAATATGATTCTATCCTAAAGCCTAACGGACAGATTATCTACCTAGGCACTCCCCAAACGGAAATGAGCTTATACAATGAGCTACAAAATCGTGGCTATATGTGTACTATCTATCCTGTTATCTATCCCGAAACAGATAAGGAATTAGTAGACTATGGGGAACGATTGAACCCCTTTATAGCTGACGCTCTAAAGAAAGACCCCTCTCTTGCCGGCAAGCCTACAGACCCCCTACGTTTCAATGAAGAAGAAATATTCAAACGCAGATTGTCTTATGGCAAGGCAGGCTTTGCCCTGCAATTCCTGCTTAATACCAGTTTATCTGACGCTGAAAAGTATCCCCTTAAAGTGCAGGACTTTATTGTTGCTGACCTTGATATGGAAGAAACGTCCCTTAAATGGAGTTGGGCGAGTGGATGGGAACAACGCCTTAGAGATGTACCCTGCGTTGCCCTTAAAGGTGACTTCTTCTATGCCCCTATGTCACGCTCCCTTGAAACATCTAAATACACTGGTACCGTAATGGCTATAGACCCTAGTGGTAGAGGTGCGGATGAATTAGCTTATGCTGTTATCAAGATACTTAATGGCTACCTTTTTCTTATGGAAGTTGGCGGCTATAAAGATGGCTATGGCGATGATACCCTTAACATACTTGCTACCAAATGCAAGTTTTGGGGCGTTAATAATGTAGTGGCAGAAGCTAACTTTGGCGATGGTATGTGGGGACAGCTATTTAAGCCTGTTCTCAACAACGTACATCCCTGCGCCTACGAGGAAGTCAAGAATAACAAACAAAAAGAAGCTCGTATCATTGATACCCTTGAACCTGTAATGATGAGACACAAGCTGATTGTTAACACCTCTGTTATCTATGATGACTATAAAGTATATGAAAACAACCAACAGTATAGCCTTATCTATCAGCTAACTAGACTGACAAGAGAAAAGGGTGCTTTAGCTCACGATGACCGCCTTGACGCTGTAACAATGGCTGTTGCTTTTTGGCTTGAATTTATGGACAGAGACGCACAAGTAGGCATGGACACTCTGTTAGAGGAACAACTAGAGAAGTGGATGGATGAAGATTTTGGTGTAACCCACAAAGAATATCGTCCCGAACTCGTTCCGGAGAAGTACAGAAAAGCAAGACTAGAATATAATGGTGTTTCTATAGTAGATAACTTTTATAAATAATTATATAGTCTATAGGGATATTTGACACATAATAACCCAAATCAACAATGTCACATATGTGGAACAAGGGTGACAAAAGACTTAAATAACACTTATACATACCAATCTACCCTTTTTAGTCGCCCTATAGATACCATTAGACTTATAAGATACCTTTAGTCAGCCTAGATTCTATAGTTACCTATAAACAGCCTAGATTCCTAAAGATACCTATAGTTACCTCTACATAAGTTATTAATGACTTATTAATAACCTAATTATAGATACCTTAATACCCTTATAGTCCCTATACCTCCTATGGGATTATAAGGGTATTTTGTTTATAACTTTAATGATTACCTTTAATAGAAAGGATAAAAGATTATGAATAGACAATATACTAAGTTAAAGACCCTATTCCTCTATGGACTTTTAACCCTCATAGTCTTATTTTGCGCCGTATGGCTTGTTGATATTTGCTCTAACCAATTCAACCCCGAATATCGTCCGTTGCTATGGTTCCTAGAGATTGCCAACAGCCTCTTACAGACAGCAATAGGCTTATGACCTCTTATAGACACATACTGCTTGCACTACTAGTGGGTATTCTTGTAGGGGCTGGTGGCTTCTATTTGCTCACAAAAGGAGACCAACAAGCTAGTCCCACACACAGCCAAGATTCCACCAGTGGACTTTTGTCCACTACTAGTGTCAAGGCAGAGACTAAAGACAACCCTAATGATGAGGACTTAGTGTTGTCTCAAAAATATGTTGTCAACATCAATGGCAAGAAAGTGAGTGTACCAATAGTTGATAAAGGAACTGTTAGTGCTACTAATCAACCTGCTGTTGCTAATGGCAATGCTATATCTCAAACACCCCAAGGAATAAAGGCTAGTGTTGAACAGACAATAGACCTTACCCCTCTTTTGTCTTCCCTACGCCCTGCGTGGGAGTTGGGTGTCGGTTATAGTTATATGAACAAGGATTCATACGTTCCTTTTTCTATCCAAAGGAATTACAAAGACACAAAGGCTGTTGAAGTCACTGTATTTATTGATACAGATAGGCAAGCCAAAGGTGTCATGGTACAGCATAAATGGCTGATAAAGTAGTCAAATTAATTACCGCCCAAGAAGCTGCTAAGATTCTAAGACAAAATAAACCCGACAAGATTTACCTGCTAGTGAGGTCGAAATGCTTGTCGGGTTTTAAGTGTGGTAAACGATGGCTTATAGATGAGGATAGCGTCTATAGGTACATCAATAGGATGTTAGCTAACTGATAGTGACATAAATAGTGACACAATATTTGTAAGTCCGCTCGTAGCAAGGCTTTCAAGAGCTTTTGGTGTTATTGTACCCTATTTTTATATATTGGTTATACAATAGATATTACGTGTTTTATATTTCTAAGATAATAAACTTGTATTGTTTTAGTAATGTATCACCTCGTAAAACCTGTTGTTTGTGACACAATAGTGACTGACTTTGTGTCTTTTATTTTTATGAAACACACGGATACGTGGAGAAATGTCAAGCCTCTATTACAGCTATATTCCTTTCCTCACATTCCTGCAAAATGTGCCCATATACCCTGTAAGTTATGGCAATGCTTGAGTGACCTAGCCGCTCTGTAATGACAGCTATAGGTACATTCTTGTGTATCATGTTAGAAGCGTTTGTGTGTCTTATCCAATGGAAAGGTAAGTGCCTTGTAATGCCAGCCCCTTTCTTTATTTGTCTCCACGTATAATCAAAGGTAGAAACAGGATAGAATCGTCCGCTGTTGTAATTAGGGAAGATATAGGGAACTTCTTCTGTGTATAAGGCTTTTAATTCTAGCAAAAGCTGTGTTGTCTTTTCAGATATTTTTATCGTGCGATACCCTGCTGATGTTTTGGGTATAGACACAATAGTCTTTTCGTGAATACCTCTTGCTAGCGTTGCCTTAACTCTAATAGTGTTGTTGTCTGCGTCGAGACAATCCCACGTCAAGGCTAGAATCTCACCTGCTCTCATGCCTGTTTCATATGCAAGACAATACAAGGGATAAAACCTATACTTTAGTATTTTCTTCTCTTTCCATTCCCTCCAAAGGTTAGACAAATACGCTTTTAGGTGTTCATGTTCCTTTTGGGATAAGACAACAACAGTAGGTTGTCCCCTGCCTATATTCTTGCCCTTATGTAGAGAAGAAATAGGTGACTTTCTAATTAGCTCTTGCTCTATACACCACTTGAAAAAGCCATTAAGCGCATTTAGATAGTTGTGGTATGTATTGCCGGCATAGTTGTTCTGTTTCCATTGTATCAGCATTTTGTCGATATGTGAAGTGGTTATTTTAGATAAAGGCACATCAACTGCATTTCTTTTTAGGCTGTTTATGGCTTTCTTAAATATCTCTATACTTGACCCTGACAGCCCTCGTGCCTCTATGTGACCAATATATACCATAGCTTGATACTCTATTGTGTCTTTTTGTATCTCTTGCTGTAATATACTATCCTCTTTGTCTCTCTGTAGTTGCTTTAGTTTGGCAACTGCTTGTGTCTTTGTGTCTGCAATCGCAGATAGCCATCGCCGCTTGCCATCAACAGGGGCTAATTCCACCCTTATACGCACTTTGCCGTTAGGTAGATATGTGATTGACCCCTCCCCTTTTGGGCGGCGTGTAGACTTCATGGTTGAATGTGCCTCCTTAAAGTGATTTTTGGTGAAAAATTGTGAATGGGTATATTATAAATAGTGATTGGCTTTCGCCCCCCGTGCCTATTAGGGTTGATTACTAATAGTATATCATTATGAATAGCATATTGTTATCAATAAACAATGATTACTACAAGGCAACACCTACTACAGCATAGCCTGCCCATGCAAGCAAGCCAGGGCAAACAAGGTAACAAGTTACGTCCTATAATATATCTTATGTTAAATTATCACGCCTTGTGTAAATCAGCCTATATAATTACACCTGTCATCAAAAACGCACGTCTTAAAACGCCGCCTAGAATGGGCTACAACGTGGCTGTTTTTGGTTGCCTATATAATCCTATAGGCTTATTGGTTGCTTGCGTGGTAGTGCGATGGTGATATGTGGGTGTGATTGGTTGCTATTGGATACAGTTGCGTATCTGTAGTTTTACTTTAGTATGTTAAAGTGCTAAAGTATTAAAGTGTTAAAATCTTACATAAAATGTATCTGTATCCTTAGAAACAATTATTATCCATTGCATACCATTACTATTTATTGTATATTATTAGTTGCTATTTGCTATTATTAACAATCTATCATTAACCTAAACTGCCTATAATATAGTTACTATTGGTTAATATTGGTTATATCTGTTGCACGTCGTTGCGGATTGGTAGGTTGTGACTGTTCGTAAGTCCATTGAATGATGAATTGCCGCAATAGCTCACTTGGATTAACTGCTTTTTTCTTGCATATGGCTTGAAATTCTGTTTTAACCTCTTTTGACAGTCGCAGGCGTATTACATCATTTTTATCATTAGTATACATTATATTACTTGCCTCCTCTTGTTTGATGTTGCTACTATTATAGCATTTGTAGCTTCTTTTTTCCACAAATTTTTATAAAAAACTGTTGACTTCAGTAGCTACATATGGTATTATATAACCATAGAGAGATACAGTGAATGGTAACTCTCTAAAATAATAAAAAAGAATGTAGCTACTTATAGCTATATTTTAGGAGGCAGACAAAATGAAAAATACAAAAATTAAAAAAGCGATTAACCGCCGCCATGCAAAGGCGGTTAGAGCAATAAAAAAATATTGGAGGGCAGAATACAAAAAAGCCATTGCCCAGTATGATGTAGCACATGCCGAGTGTGTTGCACTGTACCACGATGAAGAATTAATTGCCCTCATCGCCGGCGAAAACCACCGCAATCAATATGGGCTAGAAGCAGCCCGTAGTGAAGCGGGCACGATTGAGCAACAATGGCTCAGTCGGGCTTGTGAGGCATTACGGCGCTACCTCTGTGCCACCTGCCAGTATTGATAATAACATCCTACTTGTAAAGGATGTAAAGAATGATACAAGGCTGTACTAACAGACAGCGAGCGACTGTTAGAGGTAGCTTAATCTAATGAAGCATTATCTTTTTAGAAAGTTATGCAGTTACTTATAGCTATATTTTAGGAGGCAATCGAAATGAAAACTGTAAAAATTATCCTCGTTGCGGCTCTTCTTGTTGTGTCTTCTGCAAGCGTCGACGCTTGCGAAAAAGACAAAAACATAGACAATACACCGGCTATTGTCTACAACTACCAACTTTACAAAAGCGGCGATATTTGCGCCAGTACGGCATTAATACAGACGCTTGCAGATTATGGCTTTTATGGGCTGGCTGATGTCGCTTGCAAAGTGGTGGATGTTATGGAGGGCAGAAAATGAAATTAACCTTAGAACAATTATGCCTTTTACAAAGCGTATTAATAAAGGCAACGGTAAAAAGAGAAAAGGAGTATAAAGAAGCGAAAAAACAATATCAAGAAACCCACCCTGCATTAGGCGATTGGGAAGTTGCAAACAACAGTTATATCCAAACGCTACGCCACAGAATTTTAACTAAATAGCTTTTATCCTGCCTATCAGCCTTTCGTGGCTGATGGGTAGCATTAAGAGTTATTGCACTCTTAAATATTTTAAGTAGCAATATGATAACACGTTGTTACAAGGAGGTAAATTTTTATGAAGTATCAAGAAATTATGTCCCTACTGACAAAGAAAGCAAACAAGCTTAAAAACCTCAACTGCTCCAATGAATGGGCAGTCATTGCTGGGCATTTTGTTACCTTACAAAATGCCTATTGTGAGGCAACGAATAATTTTGACGATTTTGTTTATGTAAATGATGATGAAAATCTGCAAAATTTGTTGCCTAGTAATCCTTTAGACGCTTTTACAAGCGGTTTAATAGCTAGGGATAGCTATTATAGTACGGATGAGTGGTTAACTCTAGACGGCTATGGACATCCGGTAACTGCGTCAGATTGTAATTTAATAGATAATTTTGTTTTTATTGAAGATATAGCTAGATGGCTTGCCTCTTTAGACGAAGAGGAGCAAGCAGAAGCACTTGAGTATTCCATTTAATAGCTTTTATCCTGCCTATCAGCCTTTCGGGGCTGATGGGTAGCATTAAGAGTTATTACACTCTTAAAAATTTTTACTAGCAACGTGCTAACACGTTGTTACAAGTCGGACAAACAAGGAAGATTTTTCCTTGTTTGTCTCATAAAGGGATTAGTCTTTAATTTAACTAGGAGGTGTAAAGCGTGAAGAAATGGTATATACCAATCTGTCGGAAAATTATGTTTTTTCTGATAGATTTTATAGGTGTATCAGCAACAACGAACAAAGCATTAAAAGAAATAGCTAGATTTATACTAGCCGCTCTTTGATTTTTAATTTAGTAGGAGGTATTACAAAATGATAACTGTAACACATGACAGAGTGAATTATTGGATTGAGCAATTAAAAGCAAAAGGCTGTAAATATCACCATACAGCCGCCAAACGTGGCTATGTGTCACGCCGTACCGCTGGAAAAATTGAAGAATACCACGGCAAATACGGCACTGGCTATACGTGGAGCTATCCACGTTGGGACACTACAAGCTACTGCTATGTGGAGTACTGGCTAAAGGGGGGCATATAAAATGGCACTTTTTGAAAATTATGATTTAATAGTACCTAGCAACCTTGCTTTTGCCGCAAGTTACAAAGGCATTTACATTAACACGGCGGCTGACGTGCTAGACGCTTGCCGTCTAGCTACTGGTGACAATGAGCTTGCAGACGCTGTAAAAGCGGCTTTACAAAGCCAGCAAATGGCAATTAAAGAAACAGAAAAAGACGCTGAAATCAACCGTCAAGAAGTAACAGCGGCATACGCTAATGCGGAAAGCTATGCTAATTGCCTGCATGAAGTACAGGAAGCTTTAGAAGAGCTTGCAGTTGATATTGAAACAAGCAAGCGGCTGAACAAGAACCAGCTTGTAAAGACACTACAACAAATCAGTAACAGCATAAACAACCAGCTGTAACTATAGTTTTCTAGCCTCTAGCCCTTTAATAAGGGTTAGACGGCTTATTTTTAATAAACTAACGTGTAGTAACACGTGGTAACACAAGGAGGTAAAAACAACATGACACAAGACACAATCATCCAAACTATTTGCCATGGTACTACTGACAGCAACACCGCCAACAGTACCACCAAACGCCGCCGGCAGACACAAAAAGGCTTGACGTACTTTTTCAGCGTGGGGGCTTGCACGCAAATCGCCCTGCATAAAAGCCCCAGCGGGCACTATAGTTACATCACCTATAGCAAAGGTATGCAGGTACACCCCAGCCAGCGCACTACCTTACAGCGTATAGCCTGCTTGCTCCACGGATGGAACGAAAGCGACTTGCAGGAGCTTTTCAATTCCTAAAATTTTCTCTGCGCTCCTGCGCTTAACGGAACGAAACGAAACGCAGGGGCGCACTGCTCCGAATCTAGGCTGTGTGTTGGTTGCCCCTCTTTCCTAACGGAACGAAACGGAACGAAACGCAGAATTGACTCAAGCAAGCAAGTTGACCAAGTAACAATCCCTCTTTTTGTGTCTTTCAAGCGAAGCGGTTTTGGAAAACACCCAAGCGAACCAAGCAAAGCTGATTGACACACATTAGCGGAAGAAAGAAATATAAGGAGGTAGTCTGATATGACTTACGAAGAATTAATGCAAATTGAACTTGAACTTGAAGCCAAGTACAAGCAAGCAGGTTATGACGCTCTCAATCGTGCCTTAACCGAAGCAAAAGAAAAAGGTATGGTAGATACCAGTACCAAAGTAGGACAAGCCTTTTTCCACCACAAAGCATATGCTCTGCAACAGGCTGTAACTGCATGGCTTGAGAAGAACCTTAAGCCTAAAGCTGGTGTAAAGTCTCCCTATGTTACCCTGCTCTATGATATGCAGGAAGAATGGCAAGACACAAAAGCAATAGCAGATATGCTGACTGTTAGCACAATGTCTCTTATAATCAATGCACTGTGTGTGAACAAAGAATTAGCATTAGTTACCAACTTAGGACATATTCTAGGCAGAGAGATTGAGAAAGAATACATCACTAAAGCTTTTGATAACTGGCTCAAACTCCCAAAGCAAGCAGAAAGCGATAATAAAAATGCTTTATATGGTATTGACAAGCGTGTAGGCAAACGCTACAGACAAATATATCTCAAAAATGCCATTGAAAAATGTGGTTTTAACAATAAAAAATGGCAAGGTAAAGCAAGTGAAATAGGTGCTTTAGGTGTATGTCTTTTAGATTTAGGGCAAATTACAGGCTATTATACGATTGAATCACGCCCCTATGTACAAGATTATATAGTAGCAACCCCTATTTTCACCGAAGCATGGGGGCGCAATGAGCAACATATGCTAGATTTAGCATTTCAGACCTGCCCTATGGTTGTACCTCCTGCTGAATGGACTGCTTTAGATAATGGTGGATATTATGGTAAGTTATCGGATTTTTACGAATTTTTGCGCTTACGTAATCCCGACACAATCTTTGCAAAAAGCTATCGACAAAAGTTAGAACAGATTGATATGCCTATGGTGTACAAGGCTGTAAATAGCCTACAAGCTACAGCATGGACAATCAACAAAGAAGTATTGTCTGTAGTCAAGGCTTGCCGTGAACGTGGCTATATCCCTTGCGGCAAAGAGGGCAAAGATAAAGGCTATGCTATCTTACTTGATGAAAGCGGCTCACCTGCCCTGCCTCCCGAAGACGCTCCCGAAGAAGTATGGACAGAGTATAAGCGGAAAAAAGCAGAATGGTATCGCCTAGAAAAGCGGCGTGTGTCTATCCAAAACAGAGACAACACTATCATTAATACCGCAGATGAATTTAGTAAGTATGAAAAAATCTATTTTCCGTGGAATATGGATTTTAGGGGACGTATCTACCCTATCCCCTCTTTCAGTCCACAAGGTGATGACTTGAATAAAGGCTTGCTCTTGTTTGCGGATACACCGCCCTGCCAAGACACAAAAGACATAGAGTACCTTGCAATTACAGGTGCTAATCTAGCTGGTGTGGATAAAGTAAGCTATGCAGACAGAATACAGTGGGTGTATGACAACGAGGAATATATCCTAGCGTCTGCTAGTGACCCTATGGCTTGTCAATGGTGGCTACACCAAGACAAAAAGCCTGTACAGCTCTTAGCGTTTTGTTTTGAGTGGGCAAAAGCCAAAGCATGGATAGCAGCTCATGGCTCTATTGTAGGCTTTATAACAGGCTTGCCATATGCGCAGGATGGCACGTGTAGCGGCTTACAACATTTTTCCGCTATCCTTAGAGACCCTATAGGCGGCAAGGCGGTAAACCTCGTACCCCAAGACAAGCCGAACGACATATATGCACAAGTTGCTGAAAAAGTCAACATTATTTTGAAGCAAGACGCTGTAAATGGCACGGCTGATGAATGGGATGACAAAAAACTCAAAATGAAATATGGCACTAAAACAATGGCGCAGATATGGTTGTCTAGAGGTGTTAACCGCAAGGTTACTAAACGCCCGACAATGACCCTTGCGTATGGTGCACGTAAGCAGGGTTTTGTTGACCAAATTCTAGAAGACACAATTAAGGCTGATATGAATTCACAAGGTGAAAAGTGTGTTTTCAACCGCAATAACAGCTATGCGTGTGCACAGTACATGGCTAATCTTATATGGGACGCTGTAGGTACTACAGTAGTCAAGGCTATGGAGGGAATGGAATGGTTACACAAGTGTGCAAAGCTAGTTACCAAAAATGCTAATGTAGTAGCATGGACTACCCCTCTAGGCTTGCTCTTACAGCAAAGCTATGCTAAATATGAGTCAAAAGCTATACAGCTACGTTGTGCCGGAAAGCGTTATCGTATCTATGTCCCCCACCAAGTCGGGGATATTGACAGGGCAAAACAGACAAACGGTATCGCCCCTAACTTCATTCATTCTATGGACGCTTGTCATTTACAATGGACTGTATGCCGCTGTATTGACGCAGGGGTAAAGCACTTCACAATGGTACATGATAGCTATGGTTGCCCTATGTCACAAGTCAAAACAATGTATGACATTGTAAGACAAACATTCATAGATATGTATACCGAGCATGATGTATTCGAGGAATTCAGACAATGCTTACAACCATTAGCAGATAAACCCCTCCCCGAACCTCCGAAGCATGGAACGCTTGACTTGTCAATAGTAAAAGACAGCAAATATATTTTCTGCTAATCTGATTGACACACTCTAGTTGGAGAAAGAGAGGACAGATTCCCAATATGGGAGTTTGCCCTCTTTTTTGATTGACACACAATGAAAGAGAGAGAGGTGGCTTGCCTAGCAAGCTATCTTTCTTAAATTTGTTTCTTTTCTTTTTACTATTTTTCTTTTCTTAAATTAGTAGATAGACAAAGACACTTATGGGGGATATAGGGGGGCTATAGATACCTATAGATACCTATAGATAACCTATAGACACCTTAAAGATTCTAAAGAGGAGGTAAGATTCTATGTCTAACAACTATGATGAACACTATCAAGCTATGGGTATGCAACCTTTAGAGGTTATGCGTAATGTATTGACTTATAAGGAATATATAGGATTCCTTAAAGGCAATATCATTAAATACTGTATGAGAGCTGGTAGAAAGCAAGGTGAAGACGCTAACAAAGACTATGCCAAAGCTAAACGCTATGCTGAAATTCTCAAAGACCCTTACACCTATGACCAAAAAGAAGATTAAAAAATGATTGACACACAATGACAGAGAAAGGAGGTGTGATATATGCCGATTGTAAAACCCATTATTAAATTCAAAAAGCTTTATCCCGAAGCTACTATTCCCGAAGCAAAGACAAGTGAAGCCGCAGGGCTTGACCTTGTTTGTCTTCACAACACGTCAGTGTTGCCTTTTACCATTTCTTCACGTCCTGCAATAGTACGTACTGGTGTGGCTATGGAGTTGCCTAAAGGTTACTATGCAGAAATTGTCTTACGTTCATCTACAGGCAGGGACAGCAAGATTCGTCTTGCTAACCAAGTAGGTATTATCGACAGCGACTATCGTGGTGAGATTCTGCTTTATGTCGAGAACTTAGGACACCACATGGAAATTATCAAAGAGGGAACACGTATTGCCCAAATGCTGATTAAAAAGTGTGTGTCTTTTGAGGTGGAAGTCACCGATGAATTAAGCGAGACCTCTAGAGGTAAATCTAGTGGCTCTACAGGCAAATAGGAGGAAACTATGGTTATGTATGAAGTAGGACAAAGGGTACGTCTTACTAACCCACTGCTCCCGAAATTTAGAGGGAAAGTAGGTATTATCACTTACAAGACTGAAAAGCTTGTGAGTGGTGAAATTCTCTACATGATTAGGGCTAACGATATAGCAGGCTATGCCGCTTATGCGGGGGAAATAACCCCTATTCCCGAAATTGAGCAGAAGCCTAAATTAGTTGTCTATCTTGATGACAAGGCTGTAGTACATGCTAAATACATTAGTGAGGGCAAGACTATTGCAGAAACAACTGCAAAATGTCACCCCGAAGATAAATTTAATTTTCTTACAGGCGCACAAGTTGCTATTCAGCGGCTTGTAGCTGACAGTGGTAATGATTTTGTCTTCCCCCTGCTTTCGGGTAGCAGAATTATGCCCTTACATCTAGACACAAACGAAAATAAAACTAAAGGAGACAAACAAAATGGCAAATAACTTTACACAAGTAGTAACCCCGAAAGGAGTTGCTGTATACCCCAAACTGCGTACTACCGAGGTATTCGATGGCGAAGACACAGGTAAATATGTATGTGGTATTAAGTTAACTAAAGAAGATACTGAGAAACTGATTGCACGTATTGAAAATGAGTGGGAAATGGCTAAAAAGACCCCCGAATTTGATGGTAAGCGTTTTGGGCGTAATACTACTCCCAACTTAGGCTTTCATGAAGATAAACAAGGTGATATTGTCTTCAAGGCAAAGACTAATGCCGTTATCAAGACAAAAGCTGGCGAGATTATCGAAAAGACTGTGCCGGTATTTGACCAATATGGCAAGCCTTTTGATGTGGAGACCGAAGTAGGTAATGGCTCCACCATTAAGATGTGTATTCTTCTGCGCCCTTTCTATGCGTCGGGTACTATCTATGGTATTCAGCTCTTGCTTAAAGCTGTACAGGTATTGGAGTATGTCGCTCCCTCTTTTGGCAGTGTGTCTGCCACAGAATGTGGTTTTGATTGTGAAGAAGCCACTAATGATAACGAAGCTGTACCTTTTACTGACGCAGAAGCAGATTTCTAATGGCTATCAAGTTTAGTAGGCGTGGCGGCTTTAAGACCTTGGATTTACCATATCGTAGTGGCTTAGAAGACCGCCTAGCCCAACAGCTAGACAATGCAGGGATTCCCAAGGTGTACGAAAAATACACCATTGCCTACACTATCCCTGCCAGCAAACATCATTATACCCCCGACTTCATCCTACCTAATGGCATTATTGTTGAAGCAAAGGGTATTTTTGAACCTGCTGACCGCAAGAAACATCTTTTAATTCGTGAACAGTATCCTAATTTAGACATTCGTTTTGTTTTCTCCAATGCTAAAACTAAAATTGCAACAGGTGCAAAAACAACTGTTGCCGAGTGGTGCGAAAAACATGGCTTTAAGTATGCCAGCAGGGAGATTCCTAATAGCTGGTTTAAGGAGACTATGAAAGATACCACTGGTTTAACATTGAGAGGTGGTGAAAGGATTGTCACTTTACAAAATCCGAGAAAGAACGGAAACTAACCAAATTTGTGTTGTCTTACGCAACCTAAAGGGTGCGGACAAAGAAAAGCTCTTTAGAGACGCTTATAGGCGTGGTGAACTAGACACACATTTTCATTTCATTCTTTCTAATACAGGGCTTTTTGAAGCCGACAGAGATATAAGGGCGATTGCTGGTTATTCGTTGCCCGAATGTGAGACTAGTATCTATGTGCTTGCAGATGTGTTAAACAAAAACAGATTGTCTGACGCTCAAAAGCACGCACTGAATAACCTAAAGGCAAGGTATAACCTGCCTATTAAATTTGTCGAGGTGTAAACATTATGTCTGAACAGGTAGCAGCACATCTGCCTTGCCCTACATGTGGCTCAAGTGACGCTTACACACTTTATGATGACGGACACGGATTCTGTTTCAGTTGTAACGCTTATACTAGACCCATAGAACAAGAGAGACGACTATCCTCCAATCTAAAGCACAAAGATTTAATTGCCTTACATGATATGGTTGTCTCTCCCCTCCCTAAACGTATGCTGACTAAAGCAACCTGTAAAAAGTATGGGTACTACACAACAGTAGTGCAGGGCAAGCCAGCGCAGGTAGCTTGTTACTATGATGATGATAACAAGCTTATAGGACAAAAAATTCGCTATGCTGACAAGACTTTTGAGACTAGAGGACATATTAGTAACCGCTTTTTCGGACAACACCTTTTTCAAGGTGGGGGCAGAAAACTAGTTATTACCGAGGGCGAAATAGACGCTCTGACAGTATCGCAGGTGCAGAGTAACAAATATCCTGTTGTGTCTATCCCTACAGGGGTAGCAAGTGCGGCAAAAGTATTCCGTGCTAATTTTAACTGGCTTGAAAGCTTTGAAGAAGTCATTGTCTTTTTCGATATGGACGAAGCCGGCAGGAATGGCATAAAGGCTATCAGTGGTATTTTGTCCCCCAACAAGCTAAAGATAGGATGGTTGCCCTGCAAAGACCCTAATGAGTGCTTACAGCAGGGCAAGGCTGACGCTATTGTTAAGGGCATATGGGACGCTAAAAGATACAAACCTGCTGATATTGTCTTAGGGCAGGATTTGTGGGAGATGATGAGCCAACAGGACGATGTACAGTCCTATCCCCTGCCGTGGGATATTGACCTACAATCAATGACTGACGGCTTACGCAAAGGGGAACTGATAACCATTACAGCAGGTACAGGTATAGGCAAAACTACTTTTGTCAGACAGTTAGCCTATCATTTAGGCACTTCATGTTACGCCAAGGTGGGTATGCTCATGTTAGAAGAAAATGTGAAACACACTGCTAACGGATTGGTGTGTCTCAAATTAGGGAGACCGCCGAGGAACACAATTATAGATATGGAATACAAGCAAGCTTTTGAGGATATTATGGACAATTTTGTCTTTTTCGCACATTTTGGCTCAATGGCTTGTGATGACCTTTTACAGGCTATCCGCTATATGGTAACAGGTGAACAGGTGGACTTTGTTGTCCTAGACCATATCAGCATAGCTATCAGCGGCTTAGATATTGACAATGAGCGTAAAGCTACTGACGTTATGATGACTAAATTGCGTTCCCTTGTCGAAGAAACAGGTGTAGGTATGCTTGTTGTCTCCCACTTGCGGCGTACTGATGGTACACCAGCAGAAGAGGGTGGCGCACTCTCCCTCTCCCATTTACGTGGCTCACAAGCTATCTCACAGCTATCAGATGGCGTGTGGGGATTAGAACGTAACCAACAGGACAGCGGAGATAAAAAGAACCTTATAAGGGTTAGGGTACTAAAGAACAGATACAGCGGCGATACAGGTATCGCAGGGTATCTAGCTTTTGATAAAAAGACAAATACCCTTAATGCTGTACATGATGTTAGTGCTTATGACAGCCCTTTTGATAGGGTTGAAGAAGATGATGAGAAAGGAGATTTCTAAAATGTATGAACTTTATTCATGGCTTATTGATAAGCTGACTAGCCTTGTGGCGTGGTTGTCTAACAAGCAGGTTAAGTCTGCTAAATCTCGTATCCGTTTTTGCAATTATCGTATTCAGAAGTTGCAGGCTATGCAAGCTAAAATCAATAGCAAGCTTGATGAATATTACAATGAGCGTATTCGTATGCAATACTTTTTAGACAGCGATTCAAAGGAGCTGTAATTATGCTTTTCTTTGATATAGAAACAGATGGCTTATTAGACACTGTAAGTAAGGGGCATTGCCTTGTTATCATTGATGAACAAAACAATATAACAGGCTATCGCCCCGAAACTTTTCATAAGGGTGCTATGCGCCTCCTGCAAGCTTTAAGAGATGGTGAGTATATCGTGGGGCATAATATCATTAATTATGATATTGCCGCCCTAGAAAAACTCTATCCCGACTTTAAGGTAAAGCGTGAATGGAGACCAAAAGTTATTGATACTCTTGTCCTCGCACGTCTTATTTGTGGTAACATTGAAGATTCTGACCACGCAAGAGTGCGTAATGGTACATTCCCTGCAAAGCTTTTAGGCAGACAGTCCCTTAAAGCGTGGGGTTATCGCCTAGGTGAATTAAAAGGTACTTATGGCGAACAGGAAAATGCGTGGGACTCTTTCAGTGAAGAGATGTTGTCTTACTGCGTGCAGGATGTTACTGTTACCAAAAAGCTGTATGACTATCTTATGCGTATTGGTGCGCCGGCAAAGGCTATTGAGCTTGAACATCAAGCACAATGGCTTATGTCTAGGCAGGAACGAAATGGTTTTGTCTTTGATTTACAAAAGGCAAAGGCGTTGCAGGAAACGCTAGAAGCACGCTATGCTGTACTGAACACTCAGCTTGTGTCTATCATCCCACGGATTCCCGATAAAGTTTTTGTCCCTAAGAGAGATAATAAGAGGTTGGGATACAAAGCAGGTGTACCAATTCAACGCTACAAGGATTTTAACCCCAATAGCCGACAACAGATTGAGTGGGTACTAAAGAACAAATTTAACTACGTTCCTAATAATCCCGACTGTTACGAGGATGAAAGATTAAAGCTTGATGATGATACATTCAAGTTTATAGCTACTGACCCACAAGCTCCCGAAGCGTTGCATGAGTTGGCTAATGTATTTAGTGAGTATCTTATGGTATCCAAGCGTTTAGGACAGCTTGCAACAGGTAGTCAGGCGTGGTTAAAGCATGTAAAGGCTGATGGGCGTATTCATGGTAGTGTTAATCCTTGTGGTACTGTAACAGGGCGTGCTACTCATGCTAACCCTAATGTAGCCCAAGTCCCCCACGTTGGTAGCCCTTATGGGCAGGAGTGCAGGGAGTTATTTACAGTACCTAATGGATGGTATGAGGTAGGTGTAGACGCATGTGGCTTAGAATTACGTTGCCTTGCGCATTACCTATATCCTTATGATAAGGGTGCCTATGCACACGTTATCTTGAATGGGGATATTCATACATTGAACCAACAAGCCGCAGGGTTGCCCACACGTAACTCTGCAAAGACTTTTATATATGCGTTCCTTAAAATGCACTATTGAGGAACTAAAACCCATTGAAAACGGTGGAACTCTCATTGAGACAATACCGTGCGAAGCTACATATGTAGAACGTGTAACGACTATTCCGTAAGGAAGTACAGCACAAGCTGATGGTGTTGGAAGCGGTGGGCATTGATGATATAGTCTATTCTCATAGGTGACTATGAGCTGTTCCATTGAGAACGCTTAGAGCTTTGCGAACTCTAGGGAATATTAAGTATGGTGCTGGTGATAAGGCGATTGGTAAACAATTAGGTGGTGATGAAGTCTTAGGGAAAAAAGTAAAGAAGAAATTCCTTAAAGCAACACCTGCTATCGCTATGCTACGACAAGCTGTAGAAAATGCTTTAGTAGAAAAATATCATGGACAAATAAAAGAATGGAAAAGGAAGTATCTTAAAGGGCTAGATGGTCGACACTTACATGTAAGGTCGCTTCATTCTGCCCTTAATCTTTTATTACAATCTTGTGGAGCTTTAATTTGTAAAAAATGGGTTGTCTTATGGGAAGAAAATATGCTTAAAGCTGGCTATAAACATGGAGAAGATTTTCTATTCATGTGTTGGTGTCACGATGAGGAGCAGGTAGCCTGTAGGACACAAAAAATCGCAGAAGACGCTGTGCAGATTGCACAAGCCTCTATGCGTCAAGTACAGGAATACTATGGTATTCGTTGCCTGCTAGATACTGAGGGAAAGATTGGCAAAAACTGGTTTGATTGCCATTGAGAATTAATAATGTTTAACTTACCTACTCTCTTACTTGTAATATGCACTGCCTATACCCCTGCCTTTGACGAATGTGGCAAGACAGATGGTATCACCGCCAGTGGCTCCCCTGCTATCCAAGGGGTAACAGTGGCGTGTGATGGCTTGCCATTAGGTACAGAAGTTGTCATAGATGGACACACCTATATTGTGCAGGACAGATTCGGTGCAGGGCATGGTACAGGAAGAATTGATATTTTTATGAATGACAAAAAATCTGCCTTTAAGTTTGGCAGACAGGTAAAACTTGTGGAGGTGAAACAAAATGAAACTAACGAAGAAAAGTTTGAAAGTTGGTACGACAGTATACGTGCCGAGAACTATTACAGTAGATGGAGAAACAATTACTCCTTTATATAAGGGTAAAATCAAACGTATCAGAGTAGAAGTACGTTTTGATGATGGCTATGAAACGCTGGTTAACCCCTCTTTGCTTGCTTATTCTAAAGAGGGTACAAAATGACTAGTGCTAAATTAATCTCTATAACCCCCGATTATATGGAGGTACTTAAAACAGCTTGTAGCCAACCATATGGCAAAAGTATAACCGACAGGGTTATTAAAAAGATTATAGAAAGCGGACATTTGAGTGTCTTAGAACATTGTTCTGCCACTTTCCTTGTCCACTGTTCCGTGCGTGTCTTAGGACAGCTCACAAGGCACAGACATTTGAGCTTTACCTGCAAGTCCGCAAGGGGTAGCAAATTTGATAAGTTGGTTAATCCCTTTACCGGTGAAAGTGATGATTTAAGAAACTATCAGTGTGGGCGCAGTTATCTTTCTGCCCTAGAAGATGGTGAAGCAGAACAAGACGCTGCCTATTTTCTCCCCCAAGGTATAGAAACAAGCCTTGTGGTAACAGGTAATTTTCGTGCGTGGTATGAATATCTGCCAAAACGCTTATGTCAAAGGGTAATGCCTGAGCATAAACGCCTTGCACAAATGATACAGGATATACTGGCTGATTCTGCCCCCGAAATTTTCGATAAAAACTTCTTGAACTGTAAGAACTGTACAGAAAGGAGCTGTAGATTCAAATGAACGCATTTCTAAAGGCTTGTGTATGGACACTTATTCTTTGTTTAGGTGTATACCTTGCCTATGTTGTAGCTGTTATCTTCTACTTCTATGTGATGTTGGGGGTATTTAATTATGGCTAACAAACCCCTACTTTTACTCTTTGACGCTGATATGTTTGTCTTTAGGGCGTGCGCCGCCGCAGAAACAGAAATTGACTGGGGTAATGACTTATGGACACTCCACTCTAATGTAGCAGATGTTAAAGAAGCCATTGATAATATGATTTTGTCTATTACGGATATTGTCTTGCAACATCTCAAGTATGAGGGTGCATACAAAATTATCATGTGTTTCTCTAGTCCTAATTATTTTCGCAAGCATATTCTGCCTACATACAAACTCAATAGACAAAACAAGCGTAAGCCTGTTGCCTATTCTGCTGTTGTCAAGTGGGTAGAAGAAAACTATACCTGCCAGCGGTTCGCTGACCTTGAAGCAGATGATGTTATTGGTATTCTCGCCACTAACCCTGCTAATAAAGCAGTAATTATTAGTGGTGATAAGGATATGAAGTGTCTGCCCTCTATCTTCTATGACTTTATTCATAATGAATTTTATGACATAGACACAAAACAGGCTGACTATTGGCACTTGTACCAAACACTGGTAGGTGATATTACCGATAACTACAAGGGTTGCCCCAAGGTTGGCGAAGTCAATGCTAAAAAGCTTTTGGATAAAGACCCTACATGGGATACTGTTGTCAATGCTTTTGCCAAACAAGGCTTGACTGAGGCTGACGCACTTGTGCAAGCACGTGTAGCACGTATTTTGCGTTACACTGATGTAGACAAAAACATGAAGCCTATTTTATGGGTACCAAATGACACACAAAAAGACGATAAGCTAATGACGCAGAATGGATAGGTAGAAAATGACTAGCGGAATTTCTATTAAATCTAATGGGGATATAGGGGAAGATATACTCCCCTATTGCCCCCCTGCTGTTTATGAACAACTTGAAAAAGATTTTAACCTTAACACATTGATGACATATAACGCCAAAAATAACGACGAGCATATTGGATATATTAAGGGCGTATTAGCTGTGTTGGGACGTGTTAAGGTATTATCTAATTTATATGAGGAGTGATACATTAAATGTGTTTCAAAGTAAAAACACCTAGTGTAAATACTGATGTGTCTGCCGCCTCTTTAGTACCCGAAACTAACGCCAAGGAACCCGATTCTCCCGAATATGGTGGTACTAACGACACTTTCAATCAAAAGAAAGGTCGACAACAACTCACTATTGCTAGAAATGGGGTATATAACCCCACTAGCATGTAGGAGAAAGGAGGTTGCCTATGTGTGGTAAAAAGAGTGCAAATGTGACTGCTCCCGAAGCCGCCGCCCCTGTATCTGCCCCTTTGAAGATTGACAATACAGCGGAGGACACAAAATCAGAAGCTAAAAACACTAAAGCCAAAGGCAAGAAAAAGCTGACTATTAGTGCTGATAGCAAAGGAACAGGGGTGAACCTGTAATGAGTGAGACAGCAAGAGCTTTATACGAAAGACTAACTACTGATAGAGAAGTGTATATTGATAGGGCTGAGGATTGTGCTAAATACACAATTCCTTTTTTATTTCCCAAAAAGGGAGACAATGGCACTACCAAGTATCCCACCCCCTATCAAGCTGTAGGGGCTAGAGGTGTAAATAACCTTGCCTCTAAGCTGTTGCTTGCCCTGTTCCCCCCTAACACACCCTTTTTCAGACAAGATATAAGAGATGATGTACTTCAATATCTAGAAAGCACACCCGAAGACAAACAAGAGATAGAGCAAAGACTAGTACAAAGAGAACAAACGGCTCAGAAATACTTTGAGTCTTCCCAAATGCGTGTGTCTATGGAAGTATGTCTAAAGCAATTAATCGTTGCCGGCAATGCCCTTTTATTCTTTCCACCAAAAGAGGGTGGTATTAAGGTTTATAAATTGAATAGTTATGTCGTACAACGTGACTTTGTGGGACACCCTATCCAAATGATAACCCTTGATAAATTGGCAATTAATACCTTGCCTTATGATGTTTTGCAAAAGCTTGACATTGACTTGTCTAGCCGCCGTGGTGATGAACAGGTGGAAGTCTACACTCATATCACCTATTCTGCCAAAGACAAAAGGTATTACAGTTATCAAGAAATTGACGGCAAACATATTGATGGGTACGAGCAGAACTTCCCTGCTGATGTTTGTCCGTGGATACCAGTACGCTTGTTTAAGATGGATGGCGAACATTATAGCCGTAGCTATGTAGAAGAATATCTAGGGGACTTAAAGACCCTAGAGGGTTTGTCTAAAGCTATTGCCGAAATGTCAGCTATCGCCGCCAGCGTTATCTATCTTGTGCGCCCTAATGGTGTTACACAAGTATCTAAGCTTACAAAAGCACGCAATGGCGGTTTTGTCGCAGGTAATCCCGAAGATGTAACCTGCCTACAGCTTGACAAGACACACGATATGCAGATTGCAAAGGCAACTAGTGACGCTATTGAAAGCCGCTTGTCTTATGCTTTTATGCTAAATAGTGCCGTACAACGTAGTGGAGAGAGGGTTGACATAATAGCTCTCTATAAACTTTCCTAAGTCGGTGAAAATCTTAATGAGACAATACCGAGCTAACTAAGACTTTTAACTACATTCAGAAAGGAATATTCATGGAATACAGAAAAGTCCAACTTAATATCCCTAATCTAAGGGACACATACACCATTGATACTAATGGTGTTGTATATAATGTAACTAGAGACAAGTATCTTAAAGGAACAAAGATTACAAAAAATAATCGTTATGCAAAGATACATCTAGATAAATTCTATGCTTTACATCGTCTTGTAGCCTTGCACTTTGTGCCTAATCCTAACAATTATACAGAAATTAATCACATTGATGGTAACAGACATAATAACACTGCTGATAATTTAGAATGGTGTGACCATACACGCAATATTCATCACTGTTGGGAAAATGGCTTTCATATACATCAGCATGGTGAAATGATAGGTACACACAAGCTTACAGAAAAAGAAGTTACCGAAATATGGGCATTAAGACATACAGGGATGACGGCACAGCAGATAAAAGATACATTGAAACTTGCTGTATCTACTACTTGTATTAAAGCTATTCGGAGACAAAAATCATGGAAAACAGTTACAGATAAGTTGAAGTGAGTGTAACGACTAGGCAATACGCCGTAGCAGGAAGTCCTGCGAAACGGAAAGACCCTAAATACAGGGTAAGATATAGTCTGTTCTATATGGTGACATATAGCTTTATGGTGTAGGATTAACGCCCCTACATAAACACAAAAGAACTGCTGAAGAGATTCGCTATGTAGCTAATGAACTGGAAGATACCCTAGGTGGTATTTATTCCATTCTTTCCCAAGAACTACAGCTACCACTAGCAAATACCCTAATGAACATTCTCTCTAAACGAGGGGATGTACAAGACCTGCCTAAAGATATTGTGTCTTTATCCATAACCACTGGTATGGAGGCTATAGGGCGAGGACATGACCAAATGAAAATCAGTACCTTTATGCAAGCTATCTCTCAAATCCCCGAAGCGTCTGCTGTAGTAAACTGGCAGGGCGTGGCAAGGGCGTGGGCTAATAGCTGTAACCTTGATACTACAGGGCTTATTAAAACCCCCGAACAGATACAGCAGGAGCAACAACAGGCACAGATGGCGCAGATGGTACAGGCAGGTATTCCGAACGCTACTAAAGGCGTTATGGACGCAATGAATAATCAACAAGATACAGGAGGTAGTGATTAATGGCTGATGTTGAAAACACACAAGTCAATGAAGAACCTGTCGAAGAACAGGTTGACATTACAGGTACAGAAATTATCTCCAATGGTGAACATATCAACACCGACAGCGAGAAGTCTGTTACCGAAGAAGAAGCTGATACTGATGAGGAAGATAAAGAGGAGACAGCAGAAGATGAACCTGCTGTAGAACAAAAGGATTTGGAACAGGCACAATCTGAGCTGAAAGACGCAAAAGACGAGCTGACTTCTAAAGGCATTGACTATGACGCATTAGAGGCAGAATACAATGAAAATGGTAAACTGTCTGCTGAAAGCTACAAAATGCTTGAAGAAAAGGGTTATCCCAAGGCACTTGTCACTGCCGCTATTGCAGGATGGCAAGCCAAGGCTGACGCTTTTGCGAACAAGGTAATTGAAAATGCTGGCGGCAAGCGTGAATACAATCGTATTCAAAACTTTGTCTACAAGCAGGGCAAAGAAGCTGTTTCCGCATTTAATGAGATTATCGAAAAGTCTGACCTAAATGTTGTGTCTTCCTATATCGCAGGTATTAAAGCACAAATGGTTGCCAAGTTTGGCACAGACAATCCCACCCTTGCTGGCAACAATGCAGGTGGTAATGCTAAAGGTTTTGCCGACGCAAGCGAAATGATTAAGGCTATGTCTGACCCACGCTACGGCAAAGACGCAAAGTACATGAAAGAAGTAGAAGCAAAAGTTGCTAAATCTACGTTCTTTTAATTAATAATTAATAATTTTGAAGGAGTGATTTAATTAATGGCTGATATGATTATTGCAAACCCTGGTTTAGCTCAATCTGATAGTGGTAAAGACCGCTTAGGCTTATTTCTGAAAATGTTTACTGGTGAGGTACTCACTGCTTTCTCTCGTTCTACCGTAACTGGCGGTAAGTTTTCCGAACGCTCTATTGAGCATGGTAAATCTGCGCTGTTCCCCATTGTAGGTCGTGCAAAAGCTAAGTATCTCAAAGCAGGTAAGAACCTTGATGACCTGCGAACCCCGATTGAACACAATGAGCGTACTATTGTTATTGATGGCTTGCTCACTGCTGATTCTCTTATCTTTGATTTAGACGACGCTATGAACCATTATGACATTCGTGGTAAGTACGCTAAAGAGTTGGGTGAAGCACTTGCTGTTGCTCAAGACTGTGCTATCCTTGCAGAAGTGGCAAAGATGGTAGTAGCAGATGAAGAGAACATCCCCGACAATGCAACTAGTGGTGTTAAAGGCACTGGCAAAGGCTTGCTGGTGACTAGTGCTGTTGCTACTGCCGACTATGGCGAAACTGAGGCTATGGGCGTTGCTATTTTCCAAGAGTTGCTTAAAATCAAGACCAAAATGTCGGAGAACAATGTTCCGCAGTCTGACCGCAACTGCTTTATCCGTCCGATGGCACTTAATGCCTTGATTGCCAACAAGGATATTATCAACAAGCTGTATGGTGCAACTATGACTATTGAAGGCAACAACCCCCCGAAGCTGTTGGGCTTTAACTTGATTGAAGCTCCCCTGCTGACCGATGGTGGCACTGATGATGACAATGTTATCCAAGGCGAGGGACACGTATTCCCCTCTGCTTACAAAGATACCTGCCAGTTCATTGTTGCACATCCGTCTGCCGCTGGTATTCTGACCTTGAAAGGTTTGGGTATGGAACATGCACGCCGCCCCGAATACCAAGCTGACCAATTCATCGCCAAATATGCAAAAGGTTTTGGTGGCTTGCGCCCCGAAGCCGCATATATGGGTGTTATCACCAAGGGCTGATATTAGCTTTTAATCTTTAAGGGAGTAGTAAAGTGCTACTCCCTTTTTTTTGTCTCTATATATTATGAAAGGAGATACCAATGATTGACCAAATGCAGGTAACAGCTCTTGATGAGCTTACAGCAGTAAACAACATTATAGGTACTATTGGTGAAGCCCCTATCAATACCTTAGAGGAAATGACAGATGTTGACGCTATTAATGCTTTAAGTATCCTTAGAAACATCAGTAGGCAGGAACAGTCACGAGGGTGGTCGTTTAACAAGATACAAAGCTACACTTTGAACGTAGACACAAATACCGGCAAGATTCCGTGGAGCAGTGACTACCTTTATATCAAAGACAACTATGGACATAAGCTTATCAAGCAGGGTGATTATGTCAAAGATTTAACAAGGAATAGTCTACAGTTTGAAAAGCCCCTAGACGTGGAGCTAGTTATCCACGTGCCTTATGACTATCTCCCTGAACAGATGAAGTATTATGTCTTAACTAAAGCTTGTTTTGTCTTTCAAAGCAGGTATTTCGGTGATGATAGCTTGACCAAGGTTACACAGCAGGAAATACAAGAAGCATGGCAGTATCTACAGGAATTTGAAATAGACAACAACAACTTCTCTATGCTAGATAACACCTACGTAGAACAGTTGAGAATGAGGTGATGAAATGGCTCTTATCAACCAAGACATAAAGAATCTTGTCAGCGGCATTTCACAACAGCCAGCGGTATTACGACACCCCGAACAGCTAGAGGAACAAATAAATGGTTTGTCTACAGAAGCCAGCGGCTTACAGAAAAGACCCCCTACTCTGTTTGAAGCAAACTTAGGGCAGAGTATTAATACTACCAATAAGCCCTTGATACATTTCATTGATAGGGATACCGAAGAAAAGTACATGGTTATTTTTACAGGTGCAGGTATAGAAGTATATGACCTGCAAGGCAATAAGCAGACTGTAAATATTAAAGAAGATATTAACTACATCTATACTCAAAGCCCTAGAAGTAATATCAAGACAGTAACCATTGCTGATTACACCTTTATCACTAATACCTTACAGGCTACAAAAATGTCTGATACTGTAGACACAAACAAATGGAATACCCAAGGTTTGCTAGTCAACATCAAAAGTGGACAGTATGGCAGAACCTATAAGATTGTTGTCAATGGTACAACTATTGCCAGCTATGAGACCCCCGATGGTAGCGATAAATCACATAGTAAACAAATTGCTACTGACTATATTGCACAGCAATTAGCGACGCAGTGTGTTAGTAACGGCTATCCCACAACTACAGGCTCATCATGGTTATATATAGAAAAAACTGCTTATAAGACTGAAACAGGTGAAACTGTTTATAACCAGCCCTCTACATCACTACAGCAACAGTTAGACATTTTCAAGGGATTGATGGCTAACTATTATTATCAGCAAATATATACAGGTGCTATGTATTTGCCGAGTACAGTAGTACAAGATAGTGCTGATACTATTACAGTTACTTTACCCATAAAAGACAACCTGTCAAGCGCAGGGGATATTGCCGCCTATGAAAAAGCTTATGCTGAAATACAAAGATGTGTAGCTGATAAATGGAAGCTAACTACCTCTACAGGTACATTACATTATAAAGGGTTGTTCACTGCTAGTACAACAGCAGAAGCTTACACCTTGACGTGGACAAGTACCACAGATACCGCTACTTATAGTACCTCTAAATCTGTTATTGAGTCCGCAGAAGTCTATGATGGTTATAACAACCAAGCGGCTTTTGGTATTCTAAAGTCTGTACAGAAATTTCCTAATCTCCCTGCTACTGCCCCTGATGGTTATATTGTAAAGGTAATAGGTGAAGATGGTAGTAATACAGATGATTATTATGTCAAGTATGATTCAACAGAAAAGATATGGCAAGAGTGCGTTAGACCTGGGTTAAAAAATAGCTATGATACTTCTACGCTCCCCCACGTTCTTGTGCGTGAAGCTGATGGTACATTTACCTTTAGACGTGCAGAATGGGAAGATAGAGAAATAGGTGATGAAGACAGCAACCCCCTGCCCTCTTTTATTGGACAGACAATCAATGATGTTTTCTATCATCGTAACCGTTTAGGCTTTTTGAGTGGCGAAAATATCATCCTTACCCGAAGTGCTAACTTCTTTAACTTTTGGATGACAAGTGCAACCAAGGTACAAGACACTGACCCTATAGACCTTGCCGCCTCTGATTCCACCATTAGTACCCTTTATAATGCAGTAACCTTTGACACTGACCTTATTTTGTTCAGCAAAGACGCACAATTTGCCTTGACTGCTGATGGTGTGCTTACCCCTACGAGTGCCAACCTTACTTCTGCTGTAACCCACTATGAAGCCAGTCTAAAAGCAAAGCCTGTAAATGCAGGGCGTAATGTTTACTTTGTTGCTGAACGTGCACAGTATTCTACAGTCCGTGAATTTTTTACTGCGGCAGACAATACAGACGCAAAGGACGTACAAGACATAACTTCCCACGTGCCTAACTATATACCTAATGGTGTGTATAAAATCATCCCCTCTACAGTAGAGAATGTAATGCTATATCTTACCGAGGGTGACGAAACAAAGCTATATGTCTATAAGTACCTTTTCATTGATAGCCAGCGTGTACAAGCCGCATGGTCAATATGGGATATGGGCGATGTTGTTTATGGTGGCTCTTTCATTGACAGTTATCTTTATCTTGTTGTGTCTAGAAATAATTGTTTGTGTCTTGAACGTGTGTCTTTCACACTCAATACTATTGACTTTGACGCAGAACCTTACAGGGTACTGTTAGACAGCAAGCAAGCCTATACTATCCCCGGTGAAGCTTATGACCCCCTGCAAGACACAACCACTATAGATGTTTCTGCTATTTATGGCAATAGCTTTGAAGTAGACAAACAATATAGTGCTGTTGCTAATGATGGTACATACGTACAGGCAACAGATGGTAAAGTTGTATTTCTAGGCGATTATAGTAATACAGTAGTTACTTTAGGTATCAATTATCTATTCAAGATTGTTATGTCTACTATCATGGTTAAACAGTCAGATAACGGCAATACCCAAGCTGTTACTGATGGTCGCTTACAGTTACGGCAAATGTGGTTTAACTACAGTAACAGCGGCTATTTCAAAGTTACTGTTGATATTGATAATAAGACTACCTATGTCTATGAATATACCTCTAGGCTTTTGGGTACACACTTTAACATCCTAGGTGAAATGCCTTTTACTACAGGCTCTTTCCGTTTCCCTATTCAAGCCAAAAATGAAAACTGTACTATTGCTCTAGAAACGGATACCCCCCTGCCTATTGCCCTTGTTGGTGCTGGGTGGATTGGTAACTATCAAAGAAGAACGAGGTTATACTGATGAACCTACAACTGACTAAACTTACTGTTGCTCACCTTTATGACTTCTATACCCACGCAAGGGAACATGACCTGCTAGAGTGGGAACTAGGTACTAATGAAAAATTTAGTAACACTCTTATGTCTGACCTTACCAACGCTGATTGCCTTATTGATAAAGACACAAACGAAGTCTTTGCTATTGGTGGTATTGATGGTGATGTTATATGGGCTTTATGTACCTATCGTGTAGAAGAACATCCTATCCCCTTTTTACGTGCTTGCGGACGTATAAAGAAACAATGGGTAAAGTGGCAGGTACATAATTGTGTATGGTTGGGTAATGAGCTACACGTGAAATGGCTTAAATTTATAGGGGCAACTTTTGGTAAGACAATACAAATTAACAATGAGAAATTCCAACATTTTATATTAAAGGAGTGATGTGTCTATGTGTAGCCCGATGGCGGCGGCTGGTATCAGCACTGGCTTATCCATGGCTGGTGATTATATGTCTCAAAGGGCGCAAGCTAAAAGTGCGCAAGCCACAATGGACGCACAAGCTAAAGCCGCTATTACAGAAATGAACTGGAATATTCAAGATTTAGAACAACAGCGCACAGACGCTTTTGACCAAGCAGTAGCAGAAATTAGTAATACAAGACTAAATTCCCTACAGCTTAACAGTGGCGTTAAAGCGGCTGTTAGTGAAACAATGACAGGCAGGACAGCTAATATGATTGTGCGTTCTGCTGAGGGTGATACAGCACGTGCTGTATCCTCTATTCAAGACAATTATAGTCGTAAGTCTAATGAGATAGACCTAAACAGGGAAAGACAGGTTAAGTCTACACAGCAATACTTACAGAACCTTAATGATTCTGCTACTAAAATGCCTAGCAGATTCACTAACTTCCTAAGTGCGGCGGCAACAGGTTTGTCTAATTATACGCAAGCTAGAAATATTATGAATACCCAAAAGGTGAATGGTGGTTATAAGAATGGTATTACCAAGGCTTTTTCAACATCAAGCAGTAAAAGCATTTCTGTCGGAACTAATCCTACTAATCTTACTATTGGCGGTATTCGAATAGGGAGGTAATTAAATGAGTAAAGAAGTACAAGCGGCTGTTGGTACACAACGACAGTTTGCAAAGCAACCCGAACAACCTTATGCCCTGCAACTCAACAAGCCTAATTTTAGTGCTGGTATCTCCCCACGTGCTGACCTTGACGCACAGCGGTTGTCTAACGCTTTAGGGCTTTTGGGTGATAACCTTATGAAAGAAAAGGTTGCCTATGAAAAACGCAAGCAGGATGAGCTTGCCCTGCTCAATGTAGACAAAATGCTAGAGGGTAAAACGCAGGAAGATTTACAGAACTTTGACCGCATGGCGAATTTACAAAACAGCAGTGATGTTTTTGACTTCTCACACAACCGCTATGCTATGGCGGCTCTTGAAAAAGGTATCGGTAAGATGGCTAGTACCTACGCAAAGCAGGAATGGGCAAATGACCCCCAGTCACAAAAGCCTAAAAGCATTGATGAAGCAGTCAGTCTTTACCATAATTATTTGTCTGAAAATCGCAAGAAATTTTCTGATGGTATTCAGAATGATTATGCTTTTGACCAAGGTTATTATGAGGGTGCAACTAAGGACACTCTTAAAATTGCTGATGAAGCAGACAAGCGAATTAATGATGATAAAAGACAAAAAATGCTCATGCTGGCAAGCAGTGAGATTCAAGACGCTGTGTATGGCAACCTAAAGGGTGAAGAATTTCGTAATGCTGTTAGCCCTGCATTAATGAAGATGAAATTAGCGGCAAGAGATGTAGAGGGATTCACTAAAGCATTTACTCCCCTTGTAAAAATGATTGCCGAAAATGATTTTGATACAGACCGCCTCGACGCTTTAGGTGATTTTGAGTATGACAATGGTATGAAGCTTAGGCAGATGGTTAACCTTTATCCCTCTTATGCTAAAATTGCAGAAAACTTTAATTATAAAGCTGTTGATGACCTTATGTCAAAATCTCAAAGAGCAGATGGTACATATGATTTAGAGAGATTTTGTAATGGTGTGTATTCCCTGCCTAATGAAATTGGTTCATCTGATGGTGTACCCGAAGCAACTCTGCCTATCTCGCAGGGAGATAACCCTAATCTAGATGGTTTGTCTGCCACAATGAAAGGTGCATTGCCCTTGATTGGTGGTGCTATTTATCAGATGGGTTTTAAGGACGCAGAAATTACTAGTGGTTATCGCACATTAGAACATCAGATGAGGCTTAACCCTAGTGCGCCTAATTCCTACCATACTACAGGTGACGCTGTAGATATCTATTTAGGCAGTGATGTGTCTTCCGAAGATTCCGCAAAAGCTAAATCTTATTTTAGTAGATACTTCAATGAGGTATTGTATCACGACGCAGGAACAGGCTTACATTTACACCTTGCAGGTTATAAAGGTGGATTGAAGAAAGCAACACACAATTTAACTGCTAGTGCCTATTCTCCACAGCGTAAGCAAAAGATGTTGCAGATGGGTTTTGCTATAAACGCACGTGCCCAAGCTGTACTTAAGCAAAAGCGAGAAGCCGAAAAAGAACAGCTAACAATGTCACTTCTACAAACTACTGACCCTAGTGAACAGTTGGCACTTATTGATAATTCTAATTTACCCACAACTACAAAAGACACTATGCGTAGAGCTATCTTACGTGAAGCACGTAAGGCAACAGACTATTATGGATTTGGGGCAGGTGACGTAGAAGCTAAACATTTTTGGAATTATGAGCATAGCTATTCATATATAAAAGATGCACGTAAGTATGCAGAATGGTATGCCGCTTACAAAGACCCTAATGTAGATGGAGAGTCAAAAGCTTATAAGGATTTACAAGAAGAAGCAAATAAAGCCACGGCTCGCCTTAATGAACTGCTTGATTTCAAGAAAGCACGTGGTTTAATTTCTAGTGAACAACAATCATCTAAGAATGGCTATAATCCTGCTGATGATACACCCTCTATTTCAAAAAGTGAAGCATTAATTGCTGATATAAAGATATGGGCAATGAGTAATCCTAGAAATTCCGCTGGTATTCCTCTAAGTGAGGATGAGATTCGGGACACTGTTGATAAATATGCTATCCGAAATGGGCTAGATGTGAATGATATTGAAGATGAAGTGTTTGGTAAGGAGTACTACTAATGAGTGTTATTGATGACTTAAATAAACTAGGCACAGAGACTTATGGAGATTTACAAGCTAAAGGGCAGGAACAACTTCAAAAGATACAACACCAAAGATATAACCCTTTAGATGACCTTGCTGGTGGTGTTTCTGAATGGATTGATAGTATGCAAAAGGCAGGGGATAAAGTCTCTGCCGCCGCTAGCAAAGTATATGCTGATGACCCCTCTATGACTGTATTAGATGATATGGCACTCCCTCAACTTGATGATTCTAATATTTCTTTAGCACAAGAAAAAGTAGCTATTGCCTTACAAGACACGATAGATGACGCACGTTACGCCGCTACTAAAGACCCGATAACCCTTGTAGGTGATGTAGCTGGTGCTGTTAATCCTTGGATTCCGCTGGCTGTACAAGTGCCTATTATGATTAGAGAGTTACAGATGGCGCAAAGGCAAAAAGACGCTCCTGCCCTTTCAGACCAAGCACAAGCTTCTTTATTGCCTATGTTGGGTGGTGCTGTTGCTTCTTCTTTGACACATGGTGTTGGTGGGCTTTTAAGTGGAGTAGCCCCTAAAGTATCTAAAGCAATGACAACCCCTTTTGTGGGTAGTGGTGTTGCCGCCGGTACAATGTTGGCTATGGATGATAATGTACTTAAATATGCCGCCGCACACCCTGCTCGATTCGCTGTAAGCACATTTACTACAGATGTAGCTATTACTGCTAAGAAATTATCTAAAATGAATTGGGATTCCCAAACATCTATTAAAGCAGATACTGATGGTGTGTCTGAAAAATCAACGAATAAAACAAACGCTATACCTGATACACCTAAAGTTAATGAAAACAGTGTGCAAGGTGATAATTCAAAGACTAAGCGCAAAAGGAAACGTAAAAAGAAGAAAGATATATGGGTTGAAGATGAAGTGACTACTCCTACAGAAGTTACTACTAGAAAGCCATCTAATGCCATTGAAGAAGCCTTTCCCGAAACAATGCCCGAAAGGGATAGACAACAACAAGTATTAGCAGATAAGCTTGCTAATGATGTTCAACAGGCTAGAAGAACACCCGAAATTATGCAAGGTGCTTATGGTGAAAAACTAGTCTATGGCACAGATAATATTTACCCTAAGTTAGTGTCTGTCGAACAGATATGGCAAACTGCTAAAGCTCTCTTTCCTGTTAGACCTAAAGATAACCTAGGTAGCGAAACTACTTTAGGTACATTTGACCCTCGTTCAAAGATGATTTATATGAGGGGATTTACTTCATGGTCGACACTTT